AGTTCCTCAATGTGAAATAGAAAAGAGCCGTCGTTTGAGCGGCTCTACATCGACATTATTTGCTTTTGTTCCCTGCCCGAATTTCGAGAGCAGGGAGTTCGTGACGGCGGTGCGGGAGAAGATCAGCCCGTCTGCCGTATCGGTCACAGGACGTTGAGCGTCCGCATAGAGAACGGAATCCGCAAATCCAAGCTCCACCGCTTTCTTTGCATTCATCCACGTCTCGGCATCCATGAGCCGTGAAATCTTCGCACGGGACAGCCCCGTCTTGATCTCATAAGCGTTGATGATACTCTCCTTGATTTCGGCAAGGAACGTGATCGTCCGCTCCATCTCGTGTGTATCCCCTATGGAGACGGTCATGGGATTGTGGATCATGAGCATCCCCAATGGCGAAATCTCGATGGTCGATCCTGCCATTGCAACGACGGATGCGGCAGATGCGGCAATCCCATCAATCTTGACATTGACGTTTCCCTTATACTCCATCAGCATATTGTAGATCTGCGCCGCCGCATAGCAGTCCCCGCCCGGCGAGTTGATCCAGAGGTCAATATCTCCCTCGGCGGCATTCAGTTCGGAGCGAAACATCTGAGGTGTGACCTCATCGCCCCACCACGTTTCATCCGAGATTTCGCCATCCAGAAGCAAGACACGCTTCTCTCCCTCGTCCCGCACCCAGTTCCAAAATTTACGCTTCATCGCTTTCTCCCTTCTGACTGCCGGCAAACAGCCCTGCGTCCCTCAGTTTCGTCATATTGCCGTTGATGAGATAGAGATCCCCGCCCTCCTCCGCTTCGACGGGATTCATGTCCTCAAGGCTGCGGATGTCGTTCGCGGAGAGCCATCCGTTCTGCCGCCCGATGGCGTATCCCTCCATGCGGCTCTTGTAGTCTCCGCGCAGAAGCCCGTCCACGTTGAAACGGATGAAGTAATCCTTCCGCTCCTTGTCCGTCAGCAATGCTTTCTGCAGTGACTGCTCCCAACGAACGACCCACGGATTCAAAGTGTATTTGACGAACTCCAAGGACTGCTGCTCGATATTCGAAAACGAGGATTTCTCCAAATCTCCGACCATATGCGGCGGTACACGGTAGAGCCGTGCGATCTCGTCGATCTGGAACTTCCTCGTTTCAAGAAATTGTGCTTCTTCGGGCGGGATGGCAATCTGCTGGTACTTGACGCCTTCTTCGAGCACAGCAATCCTGCCCGTATTCATTGCACCGCCATAGACGGCGTGCCAGCTCTCACGGAGCTTCGACGGGTCCTTGAGAACCCCCGGATGTTCGAGTACGCCACCCGGACGCGCTCCGTTCTTGAAGAATGCCGCGCCATATTCCTCCGTCGCAAGGGCAATGCCGATGGCATTCTTTGCCATAGCAATGGGAGAATAGCCGACAAGTCCGTCAAAGCCGAGTCCCGGAATGTGCAAGACATCTTCACGCCGCAGCCGAATCTGCCCATTGTCCGCGAAATTCGGATTCTCCTCCGTGGTTCTCGTGTAGGTGTAGTAAAGCTCACCCGTGCGGCTGTCACGGCTCACCTCCATCTTGTCCGGGAGCAGAGGATAGAGTCCGAGGACACGCCCCCTGCCATCCCGCAAAATTTGTGCGTACGCATTCCCCCACAAAAGAAGGTGACTCATCATGGTTTCGCGAAATATAAAGGAGGTCATCTCGGGATTCGGCGCATCGTGGAGCAGAAAGTACAGCGGATGCTCCGGCACGCGCTCCTTGCCCTGTCCTTTGTAGGCATAGACGTGAAGCGGCAATCCCGCGATGGATTCGGCAAGGATGCGCACACAGGCGTAGACTGCCGTTGTCTGCATTGCCGTCCGTTCGTTGACCGCCTTGCCCGCCGCCGTCTGTCCAGACAAAAAGGACAAGCCGCCGAGATGATTCATGGGCTTGTCCCGCGAACGGAAGAGTTTGCTAAATAGGTTCATGGAAACCTCCTTGCACGTTGATAGCTTTTATGCTATCATCAAAATATCTGTAAGAGGAGTGAATATGTACCAGATTGAATTCTATGAGAAAAGAAATGGTGTATCCGACGTATGGGATTTTCTTGAAGACTTGCGAGAGAAAAGCGGGACAAGCAAAGACGCTCGGATTCAATATGAGCAAATTGTCTTCTACCTCGATCTCTTGGCACGCAACGGAACAAAACTGCCAAGCAAGATTACAAAGCATCTGGAAGATGATATATGGGAGCTTCGCCCCGGAAACAACCGCATCTTCTACTTCTATTACGCAGGCGGTCAATATGTTCTGCTGCACCATTTTCGGAAGAAAAGCCAGAAAACACCGCCAAGAGAGCTTGCCCGTGCAAAAGAAGCACGGAACGATTACCTTCGTCAGCAAAAGGAGCGAGGAAAATGAAAACATGGGAAGATTACAAGAATCACGTAAAGTCCATTGATGCAGAAAGCCGCAGAAACATGGAAGAAATCGAGGAGATTGCAGCCATCGTTTCCTCGATGATCGAGCGGCGCACTGCCCTCGGCATCAGCCAGAGAACGCTTGCGCAGCGTTGCGGTTTGCCGCAGTCCTCTGTCGCACGCATCGAATCCTTCAAAACAACGCCCAAAATAGATACCTTGGTAAAACTCATGCAGCCGCTTGGATTGAAACTCCAAGTTGCCGCACTCTGAGTCAGAACTCGAATCACAGCAGCAAGATTCCTCTTTCATCATAAACGGATTCCGACGCATCATTTCCACACCGAATCGCACGGTCAAGTGCCATGATGAGGGCAATCACGCCGTCGATCTTCTCTGAAGACTTCTCCTTATCCGCCTTGATGTTCCCCGCAGGATCGGTGCGAATGAAGATGTTGTCTGCCATCCAGCGCATGACGGGATGCCCACCGTGCGCTATTTTCTTTTCCAAGGTTAGCTTCATCAGCTCCTTGGTCGGCGGGCTCATATCCTTGAAGCCTTGCCCGAACGGAACAACGGTGAATCCCATTCCCTCAAGGTTCTGCACCATCTGCACCGCACCCCATCGGTCAAAGGCGATCTCACGAATGTTGTACTTTTCGCCCAGTTTCTCGATAAACGCCTCGATAAATCCGTAGTGAACCACATTCCCCTCCGTGGTCATAAGAAAGCCCTGCTTCTCCCACACGTCATACGGCACGTGATCGCGCCGCACACGCAGGTCGATATTCTCCTCGGGAATCCAGAAGTACGGAAGCACGGCAAACGGCTCATCTTCCTCCGTCGGAGGAAACACAAGAACAAATGCCGTAATGTCCATCGTGGAGGAAAGGTCAAGTCCGCCGTAGCAGACGCGCCCCTTTAAGAACTCAGCGTCAACAGGGGCGGCACACGCATCCCATTTGTCCATCGGCATCCACCGAACGGACTGCTTGACCCACTGATTCAAACGAAGCTGACGAAAGCTGTTTTCCTCGGCGGGATTCTGCCGTGCAGAGTCACAGGCTGCCTGTACCTTGTCGATACCGACCGTGATACCGAGGGACGGATTCGACCGTTTCCAGACCTCGGGGTCTGTCCAGTCCTCATCCTCCTTCGCTCCGTAGATCACGGGATAGAAGGTCGGGTCGATTTTTCTCCCTTCGAGAATGTCCTTCGCTTTCTGGTGCGTCTCGTAGCAGATGGACTGCGTGTCCGTTCCTGCTGTGGTGATAAGGAAATAAAGAGGCTGCATTCGCGCATCACCGGAGCCTTTCGTCATAACGTCAAAGAGCTTGCGGTTCGGCTGCGTGTGCAGTTCGTCGAATACAACGCCGTGAATGTTGAAGCCGTGTTTCGAGTAGGCTTCTGCCGAAAGCACCTGATAGAAGCTATTCGTCGGCAGATACACCATCCGCTTCTGGGAGGCGAGGAGCTTCACACGCTTGCTGAGCGCAGGACACATCCGCACCATGTCGGCAGCGACCTCAAAAACGATGCTCGCCTGTTGGCGGTCAGCCGCGCAGCCATAGACCTCTGCACGCTCCTCCCCATCGCCGCAACAAAGGAGGAGTGCGACAGCGGCGGCGAGTTCGCTGTTGTGCGTTGGCACGAAGGATTCCCCTACCAGATAGCAGTGACTTGCACTATCCACTTGAATGCACTGCATGGGGACTCTCTCTGAGAGCGGCCCAATATCTGCCAAATAATGAAAGCGGGAGCGAGCAACGGGCAGGTTTCTTCCCTCGATCTGCAGCGTCTTTGCCGCAGGAATACGGATGATAGAGCGACGTGCCTCCTTTCCGTTATCCCGATATTTTTCTCTGTGCTTCATCGTCCGATGGTAGATTTCACCCGTTGTCCAAAGGACGGAGCGCGGCTCCCCGATGATGTAATCCACATTCCAGAGATGACGCTCCCCTGC